CCCGCCTGGCTTTGAAACACCCGGACGAGGTCGAAGTCAGCTACCAGATCATGCGCGGGCGCCGAGTCAGCAACGTGCGGGAGTTCCGTCGCTTCCGTCGCTTTGTGCAGCGTGTAAACGCCAGTACGGTTTGGTTCAAGGAGTTTGGTGATCCTCGCAAAATGAATCGCGACACTGGTCTGTTCGAAGGTGAGAACGGCTACGAGCCTGGCTTCGATGCCACTGAAATTCTGCACTTCAAGCTGCCCAGCAACGAGCCCTACGGCGTGCCTCGCTGGGTGCCGCAGCTCCCATCGATCCTGGGCAGCCGTGAAGCCGAGCTGGTAAACCTCCGCTACTTCCAAGACAACACCGTGCCGCCCATGATGCTGACGGTATCTGGCGGCCGGCTGACGGCTTCGTCGTATAAAAACCTCGTAAACACTTTCGTCGAGAATCCAGGCCGCGAAAACCAAAACAAGGTAGCCATTGTCGAGGCTATCGGCGAGGGCGACAGCGTAGACGGCAAGGGCTCCCCGGTGCAGATCAAGGTCGAGAAGCTCACTGACTCCCGCCAGTCTGACGCGCTGTTCAAGGACTACGATGCGGCCAACATGGCCAAGGTGCGCTCGGCGTGGCGCCTGGCTGGCGTGCTAGTAGGCATGGGCAACGAAACCAACTACGCCAACGCCCAGGTCGCTATCGCACTGGCTGAGGCCCAGGTCTTCGGCCCGGAGCGTAACGACATCGACGAGTACATGAACAAGTTGTTGATTAACGGCTATCGCGGCCTTGCTTTGCGCTCCTGCAAGCTGGTCTCTCGCGTTCCCCCGGTCAGCAGCCCGGACAGCATGGTCAAAGCGCTTACCGCGTTGAACGTCATGGGGGCAGTAACGCCACGCAGCGCTATAAACACGGCTAACACCTTCCTCCAGGCTGAGCTGCCTCAGTACCCGGAGAAGGGCTCCGAGGACTGGGAAGAGTGGATGGACAAGCCTATTCAGTTCAGCCTGCGGCAGGCCAGCTCTGGGCCAGAGAATACCCATCTGGAGCAGAGTGGCAAGACAGATGCCCTAAAGCAGCAGGAGCAGGAAGGTAGCCTGGAGTTTCAACGACCCGAGAACGGGAATGAAGGGGACGCGGTATGAGCAAGCTCAGATCGTTAAAGCGAGCCGGCGAGCAATGGCAGCAGGTAGCCTGGACTGAGCTACTCATACCGGAAACGCCCAACATGTTCGGGGACATATGGACCCGCGAGGCGATTATCGAAGCCCGTGACAAGTTTATGATGTCGGATTTCGGTATAGACCTGGAGCACGACAACGAGGACCAGCGCAACGTGGAGTATGCCGTGGTCGAGATGTTCGTTGCTCGCGACGATGACCCAGACTTCATACCTGGTTCGTTGGTTATCGGCATGAAGTTCCTGACCGACGACTCCTGGAACAAAGTGCTCTCCGGTGAGATTAACGGGCTGAGCTACGAGGGTACTGTCTACCAGATCGACGTAGAAATTGAATGGCCCGATCAGCCGCGCATCGTCACCGGGGTGACGGAGCCCGACCCCTTCGACGGCCACACCCACACATTTGTTGTGGAGCTTGGAGAGGAGAATAAGGTACTCTCTGGCTCCACGGGTGAAACTGACGGCCATACCCACTCACTAACCACCCACACAATAACCGGCAAAAGCGCCGGCCACACACACCGCTACCAGATTTTGGGAGACTGAGATATGAGCGAACATCGCACCAAGCGGGTTCAGCGCAGCAGCACCGCCGGGGGCTTGCTGAGCATGAAAGAGCCGCGCTACATCACCCCGTGCAAGAAGCCCGCCAACCAGCGTGCCTTCGGGGTACTCCGCAGTGAGAGCGAAGAGGGCGAAGGTGGTAAGCGTCGCGTTCGCCGTACTCGCCGCAGCGACTCCGACAGAATCGCCCGTCTGGAGTTCGACCACACCATGACCCAGGAAGAGGTCCAGGAGTCTCTCGAAGGGTTCGGCCTGGCCACTTACGAAGTCACTCGCGTAGGCGACGACGGCGTGTGGGTTGCCGCCTCGGGTGCAACCGTTTGCACCGACGACCAGCTGCTTTCGCACAAACTGAACGACCCTCGCGTTACCGCTTACGTGGTTCGTTCCGAGGATGAAAAACCCACCAGCGGCAAGCATGGTATCTCTGTCGTATCCATCGCCTTTACCGAAAAAGACGTTTCTGCGTCCGACGCGGCGGCCTGGCTCGAAGAAAATAATATTGACTTCGACGAAAAAGACCTCAACAATTCGTCCGGCCAACTGGTGTTGCAACGGACTGAGTTGGGGGAAGGCGTCGAGACTCGCCAAATCGCTGCTGGTGACGGAGTAGTATTCGTCGTCGCCCGCGCCGATAGCGACAACATTCCCGAGGGTTACGTCCAGGCTGTGAAAGAGACTGCTTACTTCGGCTACGGCTGGGGGCAGCTCGACTTCAACGCCAACATGGCGGACAAGACCATCGGGGAGAAGCTGCGTGAAGCCCGCTGGGTACTCGGTGACACGCTCGACAACATCCTCTACTGGAACGCTGAATTGACCCCGGATGCTAAAAAGGCGCTGATTTCTCGTACCTGCGACCAGTTCGCAGATTACGTGAACAGTTTCCTCGACCAGCTGCCGCGCAATCTTCTGATTCCGGTATCGTCTGAATCGCAAGCCCAACGCAGTGAACCCATCAAGGAGATCGAAGCTATGCCTACCCCTGAATCCAAAAAAGACGATTTCGTGACCAAGGACACCTTGGCGGACACGATTCGCCAAGTGCTCCGCTCCGAGCGCGAAGCCGAAGACCAACTGAAGAAAGACCAGGAAGCCAAAGTGGCGCAGGAGCAAGCCGAAAAGGAAGCTCGTCGTTCCGAAATCTCGGAAGCGGTAGCTGCTGCGGTCAAGCCTCTCCAGGAAGAAATCGTCGCGCTCAAGGGCACCACTGTGGTGCGCTCCGAGAAGGGCAACGAACAGCAGGTTGACAAGGACGAAGACGGTCGCGAAATCAAGCGTTCCGAAAGCGTGTTCGCCGGTCTTTTCGGCAACCTCCAAAACCTCCCATCCACCGATGAACTCGAATCGGCCGCTGACGCCGAGTAACTAGGTCGCTATCCGCGCCACTGACAAGGAGACACACCATGTCCAAATCTGCATACGAGCTGGTCAAGAAGCGCGCCGACCTGGCGATCAGCGACTTGACGGCTCAGAGCGGCATCCTGCAACCGATGCAAGCGAATCGCTTCATCGACATGATTCTGGAAGAGCCGACCATCCTGAAGCAGGCCCGTCTGGAGCGCATGACCGCGCCGAAGATGATCATCAACCGCATGGGCTTCGGTAGCCGTGTACTGCGCGCTGCCCGCACCGTTGGTGGTCAGCTGGACGCGGGTGGCAACGACCGCTACCTGCGCGCCGCCGACCGCGCCAAGCCGGACTTCGGCTCCCTGGAGCTGAACTCGCACGAGGTGATGGCCGAGGTTCGTATCAACTACGAAACCTTGGAAGACAACCTGGAGCGTGGCGGCTTCGAAGAGCACCTGATGCGCTCCCTGGCAGCCCGCGTAGCGGTCGACCTGGAAGAGTGGGCTCTGTGGGCTGATACTGCTTCCGCTGACCCGTACCTGGCCCTGACCGATGGTTGGATGAAGCGCGCCAACGCCCACGTACTGG